AGCACTTGACCTTGTTAATCGTAGTCCAATTAACACTTATATAAGCTTTCAGCGTGATAAACGTACTACAGATCAGAATAAACTAATGTGGGCTTTGTTAACTATCATAAGTAATCAAATTAAGTTTGATGGTAATACTTGGGGTATGCACAAAGTCGGTGGCAGATATAAACCAGATGATTGGAAGCAATTATTTGCGGCAAGTCTATTTAAAACGCAGTTCATGCCAGACCTTGATGGCGGTATGTTGCCTCTAAATCCTAGCACTTCCAGTATGACTAAAGAGCAACACAGTCAGTTATGTGAGCTTATAATTGCACAAGCGGCCAAATGGGGTATTGAGATAAAGGACATAGAGCCTGATGCTTGATTTAATCTTGCCATTTCCAATATCGGTTAATTCCATGTACTCTAATCATGGTAGACGACGTATTAAATCCAAACGGTACAGGACATGGCGAGAAAAGGCTATAGAAGCCTTGCAAGGACAATATAATGGTGAGTTGTTAGATTATGACATAAAGTTAGAAATAGCACTCAGTGCGCCTTGTAAGCGCCGCAGAGACTTAGACAACCATGCCAAAGGTATACAAGATGCGCTCACTGGAACCGTAATTGTAGATGATAGTCAAATAAAGCACTTAGAGATGTACTGGATAGACAAAAGAAAAGGAGGCTTGGCCAAAATATATATTGACAAATTTATAGAAATTTAACTAATAACAAATAGGGATAAAATTATGACTACACTGCCGTACTTCTGCTACTTTCCAAAAGACATGGGATATAAGATAGCACATTTAACATTAGCTGAAGATGGAGCTTATCACAGGCTTCTCAGACTATGTTGGACAACAACAGGTTGCACTATACCAAATGACATTACTTGGATTGCACGTAAATGCTTATGCAGATCACAAGATGATATAGACGTTTTACAATCAGTTTTAGATGAGTTCTTTCACATAAAAAAAGATAGATATTATAACAAAAGATTGTTGGAAGAATATGACAAGTCAAATGCAAAGCATAAAGCGCGTGTTGATGCAGGAAAAAGGGGTGGTCACGCTAAGTCACTGAAAAGTAACAATAAAAGTGCTAGCAAAGCTATAGCAAAAACAAAGCAAAGCTCTAGCAACCATAACCATAACCATAACCATAACCATAACCAGATTATTAATAATAATTTTATACCAAAGGAGCTAAACAAAAATACTAAAACTTACAGGCTAATTGAAAAGCATATGTCAAGTGATGAATTAGAATTACAACTTGAAAAGTTCATTGCCTATCATACCGACAAGCAAACAAAATCAACAGACTTCAACAGACAATGGAGAGCATGGTTACAAAACAACGTGCAATGGAAGTTAGAAAAAACAGGAGATAAGAGTGTCAAACAATATAATACAAATACAAAACTCAAAGAAATTGGTGACAGCCGCCGTAAAAGACGGGGAGAGTTACTTAACGAGTTGCAAGCTCAAGGGTTGGCCAAGAGCGTTTGACTGCGCTCAAGATAAGGAATTAGCTACGCAACAAAAACAGAACATCATACAGGTAAGAGAATACTATCTTAGTAAACTACAGCCTAGTGAGCCAACTTACATCTTGGGTAAGATAGAGATATTAGAAAGCCGATACTTTGAGAAAGAGACAGACCAGACAGTGCAGACGCAACTAGACCGCGAATGGATAGAGGATTTAGCAGAATATCCACCTGATCTGATCGAATTAGCGTGTAACAACTGGCGTAGAAGCAGTAAGAATTATGCACCAAGGTCAGCAGGTGTGCTTATGGAAAGTGTTAAACAAGAGTATGTTAGGCGCGTTGTAACGTATCGCAAAGCCGTATCGGTTTTGGAGATTATAGATGCTGATTAACAAAATATATGCAGAGATAAATCGTTGCCCTTGGTGGACAATATCACAAGTAGCCTTTGCACTGAATACAACGCCTAATTCAATTACAGGGACGTGTAGTAGTGCAGGTACTACATTTAATAAGATAAAAAAGCACGAAATTATGCGACTAAAAGAGTATGAAATTAACTCTAAATCTCTTAGAAACATAAAAATGCGAAATTAAGTGTTGCATTATGTTAAATATACATTTAAGGAAATAATATACAGGCAATTAAGCCACCTAACGGGAGTATAAAAGTGCATAATATATTAGTTATAAAAACACAAGATATGGAAAATAAAGCTTGGCCTGAGTGGGATGGAAAAGGAGAATGTCCAGAGGCATGGCGCTATAAAGGCGGCTCTACATACATACACTACGCGGATAACAATCAAACTGCATATGATTTTAACAATATCACTAGTATTATTAATAATTTAAACTTAAGCAATAATGAAGCTTTTAGTGAATATGTAATTGAAACTAAATATTACAACCAAGAAAGCTTTGCTAAGTTTATATTAGAAACAGATAATTTTTGGGTGCAAAATTTTCGTGTAATTGATAGCAATGGCAATATCGAGAAGTGGGGTGAATAAAATGAGTAACAATAAAACAATAATAAAATACAAAAAATATATTACATGGACAATAGTTACTGTTTTGTTATACAAGTGCATATAGGAGATTAGCATGGACAATCACGAATATAAAAAGAAACTACAAGATTTAGGGTTTAACTTTGCGTCATACGCTAGATTTTGTGGTGTAAACAGATCAACAGTCATGAGACACTGCACTGGAGCTATTGAGCCTATCCCATACATCTACATCAGGGTATTAGAGTGGATTGAGGAAGGTAAGCTTGAAAAGCCAAAAGCAAAAGACATTGCAGAGCCAAAAAAACCAGATAGTAAGGCTAAGACTAAAAAGAAGTAAAATGGACGATTATGTAAAGCGTTATATATCTTATATTGAGATAAGTAATGGTGACGCTTGCGTAGTTTTAGATGATGGCTCAGTGTTAGGTGGTGTATTCTCCCTTAGTGCGGCTACTACAGCAGGTTCTACAAGTTACGCAGTCATAAATGCTTATATAATTAACGAACAAACAAACTTGCTAGATGATCTTATAAAAAAACACAAAGACAATGGCAAAAAGTAGAGTTTGGACAGATGAAAAGCGTGAATTAGCTAGGAAATTATGGCAAACTGATTTGTCAACACACATAATAGCTGAAAGGCTAAATGTTACTTATGCTAGTTTACAGTTATATGCCCATAGAAATAGAAATACACTACCAAAACGCGGTATACCCAAGATTGACAAGCCAAAAGTAGTAGCAAGGGTAAGTCGTAACCAATATAAACGCTACACAGATAAGATTGAGATACAAAAAGCCAGTAAACTATGGCAATCACAAAAAAGCATATATGAAATACACACGACGCTGAAAATGTCGGGTAAAACCTTTATTAAAATGCGCCGCTATGCACCTAATCGCTTCCCAAAAAGAGATAGCAACAAAAACATACAAACCTACAAGCCAAAAAATGCCAATACTAAAGCAAAGATGGCTAAAGTTGGTGAAGGCTTTTATCTAAAACACGCTGAAAGTAATCAGTGGTTACATTGTTCAGGTAAAGCGTTGACGCTACAAAAAGCATACAGATATCGAGCGACTTGGTTGCAGTGCATAAAAATGTTAGAAACTACAAGTTATGATCTTGTCATAATACCAGAAAATAAACATATGTAGTAGTGACGGTAGGGGCTAAAATCTTATGTAGTAGTAAGGGTAGCCTGATTTTGCATTTGTGTAGTAGTAAGGGTAGGGGTAATAATCGCGTGTAGTAGTAAGGGTAGTGCAGTTTTTCTCGCGTGTAGTAGTGAGGGTAGCCCCTTTTTTCTGTTTCAGCACGTAAATCATTGTTTTCATTACGTTTTTTTGTGCATTGTCTAAAAGTTGATTAACCATAGGCAAACACGAACGCAAAAAGCGATATATAAAAATAAATATACATCTTTTTACGGTTGCATAAAACAGCAAGAGAGGCAACCCACAAAAAACAGCAACTTTTTTTGTATATATATAAAGACAATAAAAAATAATAAAAAATAATTGGTATTTTATGAAATTAGTTGTTGCATTAAGAAACTAATTATGCATAATGAAAGAATAGAAACAAACATAGAAAGATAAAACAATGACAAACACAAACACAAACAAAAATCGTATTTATATCGCTTGTTTAGCGTCTTACAATGCAGGTTATTTGCATGGCGCATGGATAGAATGCGATGATTTAGAAACATTATTAAAAGGCCGCGATCAAGTCATAAAAACGTCACCCGTTGCAGGCGCGGAAGAATGGGCTATCCATGATTACGAGTTGCCGTTCGCTGTTAGTGAATATGAATCATTTACAACAATTATTGAAATAATAGAATTTATTAACAACAGTTATGACCAAGAAATAGCAACCGCCATTTATAATGATTGTAAAGATTTAGCGGAAGCGCAAGAAATGCTAGAAAAATATGCAGGTAGTTTTGACAGCGATAAAGAATACGGGGAGCATTGCGCATATGAGCAAATGGATATACCAGAAAATCTTAGATTTTATTTAAACTATGAAGCTATTGGGCGTGATTATGGTATGGACATGCACAAAATTGACGCTAACAACACAACACATTATTTTTATAATTAATTGAAAATAACAGTTGCAAAATGCAACTCAACATGTATATTAAACACACAAACAAACAAGAAAGATGAAACAATGTATAAATCAAATTTAATAGATACGAATACTTTTCGACAGATCGCGCAAGATTACCGCGCAAGCGGCCAAGAACAAACCGCGCAAGATTACGAAAACGCCGCCGCTTGTATTGATTGCTTGAGGGCTGAACTTAAAAGCAAAAACCAATTTATAGCATTCAATACGGGCCTAAAATTAGGAGGGGCAAGAGTATGATAAAATTTATAATAGAAGTTAACTTTGAAAGCTTTGATATAGTCACCTATGACAACGCTGTTGCGGGTATTTTGCCTAAGTGGTCAGACGATGATAGAGAAGAATTTGAAAATGATATTGCAGATTGCACTTCTAGCGGGGATTGTGAAGAAGCGTTAAAATATATTTTAAATAGTTATGATATAAAATGGGCTTGTAATGATAATTTAGATGAAACTATGAGAAAGAATTGCGAGTACATATATTCTGACGGATTAGAAAATGAGCCAGAAAAATTTGACGATATAGACACATGTAAGCTCTATGCACTATGGGATGCGGCTAGTTCTTATTTTTACAACAAGGAAGAATTAGGGGGTTGAGATGTCTTATAATAACAAAACAAAAAGCAGGGTTTCATATGAAGTCGAGATATTAACCAATGATCTGAGAAATTATATTTTGGGAGAATTTCCAACAGCTAAAGAGGCACGCGCAAAAATCAAAATAGCAGACTTACAAAAAGACACCTTAATTACAATTTGGAAGTATCGAAATTCTGAACAAACTATATGTTGGAATAGTAGCGTCATAAATTCAAAACTACACGCGGAATTTACTATATAACTTTATAAATAAACGCTTTACGGCCTCGCTTATTGCGGGGCTTTTTTTATGCGTGTTTAGTGGTATTATAAGGGGAATGAAAAGGGCGGTTGAAATAGTAACAAGGTAAGAAATGAAACAGCCTGAATACAAATTTAACGAAGGGGCGCTAATTAAAGAATTTAAAACTTATATAGATCAAACTTATAAATCTCACTATGGCCAAGGTAAAATTCAGACAAGTGAAGTTATCATAGACAGGGGCAATGGATTAGGGTTTTTCTTAGGTAATATAGATAAGTATAATTCGCGATATGGAAACAAGGGAAACTCAAGCGATCATAGAAAAGATTTAATGAAAGTATTACATTACGCCTTGTTGGCTCTATATGAACATGACCGATTAAAAGACAGTAAAGAAAGCTTAAAGAAATGACTAAAGAAACAACTAACGCCAAAACGGAAAAAGTCAGTCATTCTAATAAGACTGGAAGGCCTTTAAAGGTATTGACAAAGACAGAATGGAACACAGTTGAAAAGCTTTGCGAATTACAATGCACGCTTATAGAAATAGCTTCTTGTTTAGGTATTCATTCAGAAACATTAAGTAGATGTATTAAAGATGAATATGATCTTAGTTTTCCGTTGTATTTCGCACAAAAAAGGACAGGCGGCAAAATAGCATTGAGGCGGGCGCAATTTAAGGCGGCAACATCTGGCAACAATACAGCGCTGATGATTTGGTTAGGGAAGCAGTACCTTGAGCAGACAGACCAACAAAACATAACTGCAGATGTTAAGCTGAATGGCTTCCAAGTGATAGCAGATCCAGATGAAGATCTGAGCGAATAGGGGCAACCCTTGGCAACCCTGAGAACTACAGCGAGCAAGCCACAAGTTGAATTTATCAATAGCCCTGCAAGCTTTCCCGCCTTTATTGGCGGCTTTGGGTCAGGAAAGACACAAGCGCTTGTTTATCGCGCCTTATCTAAGCTATTGGGCGATGGGCGCAACCTTGCTTACTATCTACCCACATATGGCCTAGTGAGGGATATAGCCATCCCCCGCTTCAAGGAAGTGCTAGAGAATGCGGGTATTCCTTACAGGCTCAACCTTCAAGGCAACTATCTAGACTGCAACGGAAAGCGGCTCTTGTTTAGGACTATGGACGCACCAGACAGAATAGTCGGCTATGAGGTATCGGACAGTTTCTGCGATGAACTGGATACCCTGCCCGTCGATAAGGCCCGCCGCGCTTGGCAACAAATAATCGCCCGTAACAGACAAAAGAAAGACAAGGGGATTAATTCGGTTGCAGTAGGAACAACCCCCGAAGGATTCCGCTTTGTATATGAACAATGGGCAAAGAACCCAAGCCCTAGCTATGTAATGATTAAAGCCCCCACCCGTAGCAACCAAAAGCATTTGCCGCCTGATTACATCGACAGGCTGAAAGAAACCTATCCTGCAAATCTATTAGCCGCTTATCTAGAGGGGGAGTTCGTAAACCTAAATAGCGGGACGGTGTATTCAAGCTATGACAGGCGCACATGTCGAAGTCATGAAACGGTAAAAGAGGGTGAACCCGTCTTTATAGGATGTGACTTTAACGTGACCAAACAGGCCGCTACAATTTA